ACTTTCCGAAGAAGCAACCGCAGTGCTGGAACGGCTGTTTCGGGACACCGAAAAACGTTTCCGCACGGATCTGGCAGAGATGACCGACTGGGCGGGCAAGTATGTAGGTGCGGTGCTGCGGATCGCCGGACTTCTTCATGCCGCACAGCACCATGGTTTTATGGACTTTACAGAGGTGCCTGGACAGACTATGGAAAATGCTGTCCGCATCGGCGAATACTTCCTGGAACATGCGAAAGCAGCTTACTCCCTCATGGGTGCTGATCTGGTAAACAAACAGGGAGAATATCTTCTTTCTAAGATTCAGAAAGAACAGGTTCGTGAGTTCTCCCGCAGAGATGCCATGCGTATGTGCCGCAACTTTAAGACTGCCGATTCCATTCAACCGGTGCTGAATCGTCTGTGCGAATATGGCTATATCGCACCCAAGCCTACAGAGGCTGTCCAAGGTGTCGGTCGGAAGCCTTCAGAGGTATATCTGACCAATCCTATGTTGCTGGCAAGTTAAGCTGTCCGTTCTGTCCGTTGTGTCCCATCCCCTGGGGGTATCACATCTCCAGGGGCATCATTGGGGACAACGGCACGGGGCTTCATGCGCAAAACCGCATAAGTTTCCGGGGGAATAGGCCCCAGGGCCCGGTCACATCTCTACCACTATAGGGCGGACAGCGGGCAAGGGCAATCACGCACAAAACCGCGAATTCAAAGGGGGAATTATCCAAATGAAAAAACAGGACATGGAAACTATCAACACGATGCGACTGCAGGGGAAATCCCCGGCGGAGATTGCCTGGGCGTTGGGGATCTCTGTGAATACAGTCCGCTCTCATATCCGCCGCCATCCGGAACTGGAAGGTGGCAGACCCTGTAAGAACTGCGGCAGACCGATTTCAGCATTACCGGGCAGAAAAGAAAAGCTGTTCTGCTCAGATCGGTGCCGTATGACTTGGTGGAACAGCCACCGGGAGCAGGTTCAGAAGAAGGCATATTACAAAATCATCTGCATTGGCTGCGGAAAGGAGTTTGAAAGTTATGGAAACCAAAATCGAAAATTTTGCTGCCGGGAGTGTTACCGATGTTCACGCAGCAACTTACCCTTACCGGAAGCTGGCACGGTATCAATTCAATCTGGCAATTCTGGATACCATGCTGCGTAGCGGAGAGTTATCCGAAACAGATCATGCAACTGCCTGTAGTGTGCTGGCTTGTCATTATGGCCTGGATAAAGGCAGCATTTTTCGGTAGGTTTACACACTTGCTATTTGGCTCCATCAGAGCGAATATGTAGTACCCCAAACTGATACAAAGGAGGTTCTTTATGGGAAGAAAAGTACAGAAAGTGAAGTTTCCTGCGGCAGCACCCAAACAAAAACGGGTGGCGGCATATGCCAGAGTCTCCTGCGGTAAGGATGCCATGCTCCATTCCCTGGCATCCCAGGTAGACTACTACAGGAGCTTTATTCGCCGCCACCCCGGATGGGAATACGCTGGGGTGTACGCAGATGAAGCCAAAACCGGCACCAAGGACAGCCGGGAGCAGTTCCAGAGAATGCTTGCTGACTGCCGGGCCGGAAAGATCGACCACATCGTGACCAAGTCCATTTCCCGGCTGGCCCGGAACACAGTCACCCTTCTGGAAACCGTCCGGGAACTGAAGTCCCTGGGTATCAGCGTGTACTTTGAGGAGCAGAACATCGATACCGCCACCGCTGATGGAGAACTGATGCTTTCCATCCTTGCTTCTTATGCCCAGGAAGAGAGCCTGTCCAACAGTGAGAATATGAAGTGGCGGATTCACAGCAATTTCCAGAATGGGCTGGCCTGGAACCCTACTTTGCTGGGCTACCGTTACGATGGTGGAACCTACCACATTGAACCTATGGAAGCGAAAACTGTCCGGCTGATCTTTGACAGCTATCTGGAGGGGATGGGCGCTACTGCCATTGCCAACATGCTGAACGAAAGCACAGCGGTCAGTCGGTTCGGCAATGGATGGGGACAGCGGAGTATCATGGCAATCCTGCAAAACTATACCTACACCGGGAATCTGATGCTGCAGAAGACTTTCTCAGAAAACCACCTCACCAAAAAGAAGCGGTACAACCAGGGGGAACTTCCCATGTATCACATCCAGGACAGCCACGAGGCAATCATCTCTCTGGAACAATTCAATGCAGTACAGGAGGAGATCCGCAGAAGAGTAGAGCAGCATTCCAGACCCCATCATAACAAAGGCAAGTATCCCTTTTCCGGACTGCTGGTGTGTGGGAATTGCGGCAAGCACTACGTCCGAAAAACTACCGCCACCGGAGCCGTGTGGATCTGTCCCACCTACAGCACCAAGGGCAAAACGGCCTGCTCCTCCAAGCGGATTCCGGAGAATACCCTGATTGCCGCCACATTGGAGGCTGTCGGCCCACTGGATGCCATTGACGGCAAGATAACGGCTGTGAGGGTGGAGAAGGACAATACCTTGGTATTCTGCTTCCCGGATGGAACAACAACCGTTAAACGATGGCAGGACCGCTCCAGAGCCGAAAGCTGGACTCCGGAGATGCGAGCCGCAGCCGCAGAGAAAACCAGAGAAAGGAAGAGACGATATGCCTAAAGCAATCACTGTGATTCCCGCAACACGGAACATTCATACCGGTGTTCCCAAGAGCGCCAATGCAAAGCGCAGGGTGGCAGGCTATGCCCGTGTTTCTACCGACAGCGATGAGCAGTTCACCAGCTATGCTGCCCAGGTGGACTACTATACCAACTACATCAAGAGCAATCCCAACTGGCAATTCGTAGATGTGTACACCGATGAGGGCATTTCCGGTGTTATGACAAAGAACCGGGAAGGCTTCAATCGGATGATTTCCGATGCTCTGGCAGGCAGGATCGACCTGATCGTGACCAAGAGTGTGAGCCGTTTTGCGAGAAATACTGTCGACAGCCTGACCACCGTCCGCAAGCTGAAGGAAAAGGGTGTGGAGGTCTATTTTGAAAAGGAAAATATCTACACTCTGGACAGCAAGGGAGAGCTGCTGATCACCATCATGTCATCCCTTGCCCAGGAGGAAAGCCGATCCATCTCGGAAAACGTTACCTGGGGACAGCGGAAGCGGTTTGCTGATGGAAAGGTCAGTATGCCCTACAAACAGTTCCTGGGCTACCGGAAAGGTGCCAACGGTATTCCGGAGATTGTGCCGGAAGAAGCAGAACTGGTGGTCCGGATCTACAAGATGTTCATGTCCGGAAAATCTACCTCCGCCATCGCCCGGCAGCTGACCAATGAAGGAATCCCCACACCCGGCGGAAAGAAGGTCTGGCAGAAAGCCACGGTGGACAGCATCCTCACCAATGAAAAGTACAAGGGTGCGGCTCTACTTCAGAAGAAGTATACGGTGGATTTTCTGACCAAGACCATGAAGACCAATGAGGGCGAAGTTCCCCAGTACTATGTAGAGGACAGCCACCCGGCCATCATCAAGCCGGAAGAATGGGAAGCTGTCCAGGTGGAAATGGAACAACGCCGATCCAGGGGAAGACGGCACGATTGCAGCAGCCCTTTTTCAGGCAAAGTCTTCTGCGGGGATTGTGGCGGTGTGTACGGTTCCAAGACCTGGCACTCCACGGATAAGTACCGCCGGGTAATCTGGCAGTGCAACCACAAATATGATAGTGGCGAAAAATGCGGAACACCCCATCTCCGGGAGGAAGAGCTGAAGGATCTGTTTGTACAGGCACTGGGACAGTACATGGATGATCCGGAGGATCGGCTGGAAGGTCTGCAATATGTGCAGAGGACCATGACGGATACAACCTTCATCGATGCCGATCTGGAAGAAACTGAGCAGAAGCTGGAGCTGCTTTCCGGCATGATCCGCAGCTGCATTATGATGAACGCATCCGCCACAGTAACGGAACGGGAATACCGGCAGCAGTACGAAGAACTGACCCGGCAGTATGAGGATTTGAAGGCGAAATACGAGGAACTGCAGGATCGGCGGAGACAGATGAATGAAACAGCAATCATCTTTGGCGGGATGCTGTTTGAACTGTGGGAACTGGAGGATGTGCCGGTGACCTTTAAAGAATCTCTGTGGCACACCCTGGTGGATCATGTGACGGTCTATGCCG